GTCACCGGACATGATCTGGCTGCCGGAGATGGGTTTGGCATTGAGTTAGTTGGTTCAACGATTAAGGGCTACAAGTATGTTAGTGGATCGTGGTCCGAGGTCTTAAGCAGAACTGACAGTACCTATCTGACGGGCGGGTACGGCGCAATCGGAGTTGAAAACAATGCCATATTTGATGACTTTGGTGGCGGTACCGTCGTTGTCAGTGGAGCAAGCGGCAATCTAAATGTCACCCTCGGCACGGCAACCTTATCTGGTATAGGTGTTGTATCTGTCCAAGGTACTTTAACAACTACACTTGCGGTCGCCACATTGTCTGCGACCGGCACAGTAGCCTCCTCAGAGACTGTCGGTAATCTTGATCTGACGCTTGACACGCTGACACTATCTGGTATCGGTGTTGTAGGTGTTCAAGGAACATCTACACCGACACTTGGTGAATTAACAGTAACTTCCGCAGGTACCGTAGATGTACAGGGTACAGCAACTCCGACGCTTGGCGATGCGACCTTATCTGCCGAAGGTACACTATCTGGCCCTGTTGGTACTCTTGATGTAATCCTCGGCACCCTGACACTATCTGGTGTCGCCATTGTAGATGTGTTTGGAACAGCGACTCCGACACTAGGAGAATTGACTCTATCTGGTGTCGCTGCGGTAGATGTACAGGGTACGTTGGATGTAACACTTGGCGTTGCTATCTTATCCGCTGATGGCAATGTCGGTGAAGTCGCTTACGGCGACCTAAATGTAACCCTTGGCGATCTAACTCTGTCTGGGGTCGGTGTTGTAGATGTAGCCGGAGTTGTCAATACAACTCTTGGTGATGCAACTCTATCCGGTACAGCAGTTGTAGACATCTTTGGAGTTGCGACCTCGACACTTGGAGATGTGGTACTTAGTGGCTCCAGTGCTGTAGAGATTGTTGGTGTACTGACTGCTACACTTGCGGATGCTGCTCTGTCGGCAAGTGGTGCCAGTTCTGCGAGTGAGGTATTCGGCACTCTTGATGTAACACTGACTGCTGTACTTGTATCGGTTGGCTTGTCTAAGTATAGTATTGGGCGCTACTCAATCATAGCAATCTCAGATGCAAAGGTGGATACTGGAATGGTTACAATTTCAGACCGGAAACTCGAAGCAGGAACGGCGGTTGTTTCGGATGCGTTGTCTCCAACAGGATTGTGTATAGTGTCGGATGCTCCTGTACCAGCAGGATATATCCTTGTGTCCGATATGCTAGTAGATATGGGAAGCGTCCTTGTGTGGGACGAAGAGGCATAAATGTCAGAGAACAGTTATCATGTTGACGATATTGTACGATTGAGTGCCAGGTTTGAGTTGTCAAATACTCTGACCGATCCTGTGACGGTTACACTCAAGATTACCCCTCCATCTAGTGTAGCCTCATGGCTATCACCTGTAATAAAGGATAGTGTTGGTCTCTATCACTATGACTACACTCCCCCCGTACCAGGAACCTACAAGTACCGCTTCTACGGTGCTGGGACGGTAGAGGCCAATGCAGCCTTGTCTTTCAAGGTCGAATACGAAGGAAGTTAGGTCTTGTCATGCCTATTGATAAAGTTGACATAAGATTGTTACAATAGACTGTTCAGGAGAACAAACATGGCAAATTGGGGCGGCGACGGTAATTTGTTCCAGAAACTCATTCAATCGCTTATGCAGGGTCGCAATGCCGTAAATCAGGACCTTATCAATACTGGAGTTCCTGCTCAGTTGGGACGAGCAATTGGCGGCGATTTGTACAATTTCACTCAGTCTCCAATTGGGCGCGGTATTAGTAATGTTGCTAACAGATTGACTGCACCTACAGATCAGAGAGATATACAAGAGCGCATCCTGAAAGGTCTTATTCAGGGCGGCAATCTAGTTAACCCTGGAGGACTTGAAACATTCACGCAACCTACTCCGGCCCCAAGACGCGCTCCAGGTCTTCAAAGTCCAGTACGTCCAGTAGTTGCCCCTCCGAAGCCCGCTTCGGCAGTCTCAAGGAAGGCATCTGCAACGGCTCGTGTTACGTCTCGTGTGACACGTTCTCCAAAGACCGCTCCTGTAGCGAAGCCAAAGGTGGTTCGTCCAAGAAACCGAGGGTACTAGGGTGCCGTATGCAATCGAGAAAATCGGTGGCGTGTATTTTGTAACCAAACACGGACGCAAGATGAATAGGAAAGGCTACAAGTCTCGAACTCAGGCTATCAAGTACCAGAGAGCACTGTATGCCAATGCTCCAAAGAGTGAGCGTGCCCCCTAATGCGACCGTTCCTTGAGTGGTTAGAACAGCCAGGGTTCCATATAAGCCGAGGTTGGACAACGGTTGACGGATGGATCGGACCAGGCAAAGCCGACCCATTTGACCATCAGGCCCGCATTCTCGGACACTGCCTTGCGCTAACTTCTGAAGGCAAATTACCGTATACAACGATTCTCTTTAGTACGATCAAGAAGTCAGGGAAAAGTATGTGGGAGGCTGCTATCGGTTCTTGGTATGCAGAGGAGGCACCTCCCGGCTCCGAAATCTATGTGTGCGCGAACGACATGGAGCAAGCAAGCAGCCTCGTGTTTGCTAACATGAAGTACGATGCAGACCAAAAGGGATACAAGACATTTAAGGAAGAGATACGTTATCCCAACGGAACAACTGCCAGAGTTTTGGCGAAGGAGTACAAGTCCGCTGCTGGTCGTCAAGCAGATTTAACCCTGTGGGATGAATTGTGGGCTTTCGACAGCGACAGGGGTGTTCGTATGTGGTCGGAGATGACTCTTATCCCTACCTCTAGGTATCCTTTGAGAGTAATCGTTACTTACGCCGGGTATGAGAACGCTGACCCGAACCTGCTACTCGACCTTTACAAGCACATTATAGTGAAGGGGAAGCCAGTACCCGAACTGGAAGATATTACTGACCGTCGTGGTGTACCCGTTTGTTACACATCACAAGATGGACGCTCGTTCGGTTATTGGGATACAGAGCCTCGCCTGCCTTGGCAGACCACAGACTACTACGAGCAAGAAGCGGCTATGTTGCCCCCGCTCCAATTCCTTCGTCTGCACCGCAATATGTGGGTGTCGAACGAAGACCAATTCATCCCTGTGGAGTGGTTCGATGCGGCGGTGGAACGGGGTCAGGCTGCTGGCCTCATGGGGCCGTTGAATATGGTGAGTGAATCACCGTACCGAACTTTCCCGGTGTCGTTGGCAGTGGATGTTGGAGTGAAGCAGGACTGCTCTGCGGTTGTTGGAACATACTACGATGTAAAGCGCGGTCGTGTCGGACTGGCCTGTTGCAGTGTGTGGAATCCAATGAAGATGGGCGAGATTGATCTGGAGGCAACAGTAGAAGCGTATATACATGATATATACAAGAAGCTCAAGGTCATCTCTATTGTCTACGACCCATCCAACTTTCACCGCTCTATGACAACTCTGAAGAAGAGCAACTATCCAATGTTTGAGTTGACGCAGAGTGGAGACCCAATGATTAAGGCGAGTAAGGCGCTGTATGATTCCTTGCGTAACGGTACATTTGAGGCGTATCCTGAGCCGACCCTTCGAGACCATTTGAAATATGCTATTGGCAAGGCTACACCGAGAGGCTTCAGGATTGCCAAGGAAAAGAACTCCAAGTATCCAAACGATGCAGCCGTGGCGCTGGCAATGTCTGTGTATGATTCTATCGAGCGTGCTGGGGTAGATACAAGCAAGCCCATTCGCATTACCAGTCCATTCACGGATCATCAGCAATCGAGTGGTGCATTCCAGCGCCCGCGTCAACGAACAGAGGAAAGCTGGCTTCCAGAGCCGCTAAGGTCAAGGGTAAACTGATGCTTGTTCTAGATTATAAGTGCAAACTATTCAACGGTGTAGTAGCTTATGATTTGTGGTCAACTTATGGTTTACCTCTTGAAGTTACTCAAGACTATATCCGAGAAAAACTTGGTGAAGAGTGGAGAGTAAATCAAGAGGAATTCGACGCCGCAAGAGATGGACACAAGAGGAAATCCCAAAATGTCGCCAATGCTTGAAGCAGTTGCCGACAACATGACCACGGTTCGACTTGCCAACAATTTTTGGTCAAGAGCGCGCCAATTCAACGAGCCGTGGCATAATGCAATTCGACGCTGGAGACGATACTACGATTTTGCCCATTACGGGAACCAAGCACGGCCTAATGAAGACCGTTATGCAGACCCTACCTACACTAACGTCGTTGATCTCGCGGTAGGCATTGTGCTTGCGAACGACATCGAGTGGCGGGCTTATGGGTTCTCCCCAAGCCCCGAAGAAGATGAAGACACTAGCCACATTGAGAAGTACCTGGCAGGTCTGTGGGAGATCAACGACGTTAGAGAAGGCTCATACCAGAAGTTCGATCTGATTCAGAACTTCATGCGTGATGGATGCGGTATCATCTATTCGGTATGGGATGAAGAGATTGCAAAGCGGGTCATGGACATCAAGCCGCAGCAAGACCCTTCATCTCCAGAGGGTGTTACGCTTGTCCCTGTCTACACCGAATCTCCGGTTAGAGTTCAGGTTATCAACCCTCTAAAAGTATTTGCTCTGCCTGGAGGCCCGTATCGTTGGTTGCAAGTCGGTAAGATAGAGCGGGTCAGCGTTTATGATGCTGAATCTATCTATGGTAAGAGGTTCCCTAAGTGGGGGTACCTGACAATGGAGCAGCGTTCCCAACAGTATGGGAACCTGATTGACTACTGGCGACTGGCAGAGATTGATGTGCCTGTTATTGAGCGCAATGCCATCCCACCACAAGATACGGCAATGGGCGGGCCGATGATGGGCAATCAAATGCCTATGCCGGGTATGGGACAGAATGAAGGCATGATGCCAATGCCGGGGCAGTTTGCTACTCCCGCTACCCCGCCCGAGCCTGCCCAGACGCGCAAGAAGTATGTCGTACAGCACTCCTTGGTGTTCGAAGATCAGGTTATCTGGCCGCTGCACAACACGGGGTACGACGACCTACCATTCTCTATAGGCTTCTTCAAGCCCGTGTCGAAGGATGCTCCTAAAGACTGGGGCCACAATATCATGCGGCCTCTTGAGACGACAATTGAACTGCTGGAGAAACTGACCAACAGACGTACCAGACAAATCAACACATTCACATCTCTGCCAATGACCTTGCAGGCTATTGCTGGTCGCCCGCCTGTTCAGATACAAGGTTTGGACATGGATGTGCTGGAACTCAGCCAAGGCGAGGAAATCAAGTTCCCGCAGTGGCCTGGAAGTCCACCAGATGTTGACCGTCAAATTGATTTCATGTTACGTCGAGCGCAACAGTCCGGTTTCTCGGATGTGGCGTTCGGTTCCGGGCCGAGCCAGGTTGCTGGATATGCTCTAAGTCAACTATCGGATACGAACCGTATTCGTCTTGAGCAACCAGTAAAGCACCTGGAGTTCCTGTTGTCGCAGTGGGCGCAGAAGGCGCTTAAGATTACAGCCAAGTACGCTCCTGATGCTGTTATCCGAGTGTATGGACAGTTACGCGGCAAAGACTTCGTTGACCAAGTGTTCAGCCCAGACCTTGCTGACTACAAAGTTAAGGCGTTAATTAAGCCAGAGTTTCCAAACGAGAAAGTACGCAATCACGCTATGGCAACACAAGTTCGTGGCGTTCTATCAGAGAACACAATTATGGAACGCTACTTAGACATCGACCAACCTGATGATGAGAAGAAGCGTCGATTGCGAGATGCCGCAATGAACCATCCTGTGATGGTGCAATATGGGATAATCAATACATTGATGGAGATGGCACAAGCAGGAGATCAGGCAGCAGCTATGACACTACAGCATTTGCTGATGGGACAGGGAACAGGGAACCCTGAAGGACGACCTGAAGAACCGCGCAACAATGAACAGATGATGGGTGTTGCTTCGCCTACTGGACAGCCGACACCAGAAGAGGCTGGAGCAGCGCCACCGGGTCAATCTCCCGAAGACCAAATGAGAGGCATCACCGAAGCTGCTCCTGGGATGACATAACATGACGCACAAAGATGATGTAGATATGCTAAAGCACGCCTTCAAGGACGGCGCGGATATGATGCGGGATGCCTTGAGTATGCCGCGAGACCCTGACCTTGCCAACTACCAGAAGTTGTCTTCGCAAGACTTTATGGATATGACAACGAAATTCGGGTCGGAGCCTGTTATTGACTACATCAAACGTATGGAGATGAAGGCGGGCGGAGTGAAGGAGAAGAAGAATGCCAGTTAGTCCTCTTGCGCCCTTAGTTCGTTTGACAAACGACAAAACCAAGCCAAGGTTGCAGGAACCTAAGTCTATTCCTCGTGTTCGCCTGACTAATGATAGAACGAGTGGAATAGGATACGAGAGGGCTGGAACAAGCGCGTCTCCGGCAGCCTATGCAGCCTGGGCTATGACTGTTCCTGGTAGTGCTCCTTGGATTAAGGGTACGCCTGCCTACAACTATTTCAATCAGTCTTCGGGGGGCGGTGGAGGTGGCGGTTCCGCGCCTTCCGCGCCAGCCGGACCTGCAACACTGCCTCCATTACACGATATCAAATGGACGCAGGCCAACTTCGATGTCCCTGGTGGTCGTAAGCCAAACTGGTGGGTAAACTTAATGCCACAGAATTTGGCGGATGTCGAGCGTCCAGATGTTTCGTATCTGATGATGCTTAACACACTCATCCCGTACCTTAGCCCAGAGGATCAGCGGAACGCTGCTGCCCAACTGTACACTACAGCGGCAGATGCCTTCTCCTACTACAAGCCAGAGAAGACTGGTACCGACATCCCACTGGACATGGACACCATTCGTCGGTCTGCTAAGACAGGACTGACTGCTACAGACCCAGCCTACTTTACTTCTACAGAACGTGCAAAGGAAGTTATGAAGGCATTGAGCAATATGCGTGAGGCTGCGGTTCAAGGCAACCGATGGAAGTTGGGGCCGGGGTACACATGGCTCCAGAACATTACTGGTACTCTACAGAAGTACGGTGGAGTTGGTGGAGAGCGTCAATCCCGAGTACAAGAGCAGGCACTTCTCGGCGCTCTTGACCCACTTTTGGCGCAGGGACAGTCTGGAGAGATTGGGCCTTCTGCCGCTATTGGTAGAATGTTGAGCACACCATTTTTCAGTCAGGATCAACTGTTCAAGAAACGACAAACCCAAACGGGACAACAGTTCTTAGGCGGAATTTCGCCTTACCTGTTCGCATAATTTCATTGCCAGAGGAGGCATATAATGAAATTTAAGTATCGGTTGGAGAGGTGCAGGCTGGATGGAGTCAAAGAGACTTCGGACAGGCTTACGGCACTAGGGGGTCAGGGATGGAAGGTTATCTCGACTGCCCATCATGGCGCTGAGTTGTTTGTGTTACTGGAGTTGGCTTTTGAGAAGCCGGAACAAATGAAGGCTCTTACCGCCGAAGAGCCGAAGCGCGGTCCTGGCCGACCAAAGAAACCTGTTGATGCTGTTGGTATTCCTGTGACCTCTTCGGCGGGCAAGGTATCCATATCCGGTGACGGTCAAGTAACAGTTAATTAGTGAGGCCGAATGGCCTTTGACTTCTCAAAGATATCCCCATATCTACGCAAAAATCTGGCGAGTGGTCGCTCATTGGGTGGCCCCTTGTCAGGTTTTGAGCAGCAACCTGCTTCTCAGCCTGCTCCAACGCCGGAGAGTTACGTCGCGTCTCGTGCAACTCCTGCGGTGCCGAAGGTTGGGGACAGGCTGTTTGCTCAGTTTGATTCTACTGGACGAGCGACATCAACGACTAGTCGAACTGAGTACCCTCTTTACTTCGATCCCCTTCGTCGTCAACTAACAACTGACAGGACCACCATCCCTGCAATCTATGGCATGGTTGGAACCGAAGCATTAAATATCACAACTCCTGGTGGTCAGCCCATTAGTGGCACTGCGGGCCTTGCTGAAGCATCTAAGGCGCAGAGAGACTACGAGTTTATCCGGGGGGCTGGTCAGCGAGTACCATCTGGCGCACGTCCTCGACCACCAATGACCCCCGTTGCGTTACAACAACACAATGCTTATATTAAGCAACTTGCCGGACGCCAGCAGGAGTTAGATGTAGAGGCGCGGTCTCTTGCTCTGCAAGTGGGACAGGTTGCTCGTGGAACTCCTGAATGGGTAGAACTACAGAAGCGCCGTCAGAGCGTCATTATGGAGAATGAGTCCATTCGGCGCAGGGTATTTGAGGAACCAACATCCATTCTGACGATTGGACCTAATGGTGAGCCGATCCCAATAGAGTTTAGACCTTCTGCTGGTGTCGAGAGTTATTTCCTGGGCGGAACACAGTCTACTCTCGTACAGGATATGACGAGATGGTTCAACTGGGAGATTCGTCCTGTACACTCAATGATAGAAACAGCTAGAGCAAAGTCCGCTTTTGTGGACCTTGTTGGCCGAGGTGTGGCGTTGCTGGCCGGTTCTCCTGGCACATCTTTTGGTCTGTTGTGGAGCCAAGCAACCGCACCAATCTCCTTCCTTTCTTCTAGCTTCTCTAACATCCCCATTCGTGGCGGTATCACTATCCCTGTTCCTACCTATGCTGGAACAGAGGAAATAAACCTTCAAGCGCCCCACTTTTCTGTTCGTCCAGACATTGACACGCAAGAGGCAATTGGGAATCTTGTACGCTATGGATGGGATAGAGATGAAGCCGAGCGTATAGTTGAGGACTTGAAACGTGGGCAAGGCTTGTGGGAGGATCGTAGGGCATGGGCGGTCGTTGACATTGGAGCACGTCTTCAGCCATTCGAGACCAAACTACATCTATTAGATGAGGCATGGAAAGCGACATTAGTAGAAGCACCGACATCTCCTTTGCCCGTCCGTGGATTAGGTCCGGCATACTACCAACAGCGTCGAGAAGAAGTAACAAATAACTTGCGTCTTGGTCAGGAAACTGAGGACAGTATTGCACAGATGAAAACTCATCTCGATGCAATCATGTCATTACGGATGACAGACCCGACTGGTGAGCAGATGGATGCAGAGTACCAAATTGCATACCAGAATGCCACAGCAGCATGGGAAGCGGTAAAAGCACGAACCGATGTTCCTTCTTACGCTTATCGTTACACATGGGTACTGGATGATAAGGGCAAGGAACTTGAGGACGCGGCAGATAAGGCTATTGTAGATGCTATTGTCCAGCTAGGTCGGCTACCGGAACCGTGGGAGATAGAAGAGATTACTGACCGCTTTACTAATCCGTTGGCAGAATTGGGTGGCGACGTATTCCTTGACCCGCTCAACTTAATCCCCGGCGTGGTTATGGAGCGTATGCTCGTAAAGCCTATTGGCGGTCTGATTGCTAGGGCAAGTGGCCTTATTGTAGACGCCGCCAAGATGACGAGGCCAGGTAGGTGGGCGGCTAAGGCCCTTGCATCCGAAAGTCTAGCATCTGCTGCTGGAAGGATGGGACACTCTCTTGTTGGACTGCTCCAGCCGGTTGCTAGGGCAAGTGATAGTCCTACGGGGGTTGTTGAGACCCTACAACAAATGCTGCGGGTTATTGCTGGCGATCCGCAGGCTTTGCCATTGGGCGAACTTAGCCGTCTTGGGGTACACGAATGGCAAATGGATTGGCTAAACAAGATTGTGGGTTCGTTGCAAAGAGGTAAGCAGGTACTAACACAGGACGAAGCCATCAAAGAACTAGCAGAGATTGTTGGTGGAACATTAACGGATGAGACAAAGACAGTTGACAATTTGTTCCGTGACCTGCCAAGCCGCGTGCAAGATGCCATTATCAACAAGCAGCGCCTTTGGGAGAATGGTCTTGTAGACGAGGGAATGACAGCGCAATTTGCAAAAGCGGTTCGTGCTCACGAAGTCGTTGAGGGTGTTGTTGTACACAAGTATTGGCGTCAATTCATTACAGAAGTCTCTCGTCTACAAAACAGGATATGGGGCATCCACATCAAGTTGTTGTTGACCGCTCGCCCCGCATTCACCGTATGGAACTTTGTAGACACCATGACCCGTGCTCTTATATGGGGTGCGGACTTTGATGATCTGGAATCAATCTACCGACTACAGTCTAGGATGGGAGGTTTTCTGCCGGAACTGGTTGATTCGTGGGCACGCGGCGCAGGTGAGATTGACAAACTTACTGACCCACATCTGGTACAGAAAATCCTGTCCGGTGAAATAAAGCCGAGGTTCGGGCTTGCGAGTGTATTTTACGAGGGCTTCAAGAGTGGTGGCGATCCGTTTGCTAAGTGGACACGAGGACTATCACTTGTAAACGCTGTCACAGAAGGCACTTGGCGTGCCCGTCTCTTCCACCGCCAATGGCTAAAGCAGTTTAAGGTTGCACGAGGTTTGTTGGATAATGCTCTGCCGGGGCTGTTTGCCAAGTATGGGGTACAAGATTCCCGAGTTCTAGATATGCTTCAGGAACTCTATGTAGAAAACAACCTGAATGGTGCTGCCTTCTTGCAGGCTGTTCAGGAGACCATTCTTGGACGTAAGGGTGTCGTCGGTATTATGACGCCGCCCGGTGTTCTGGCTAACCTTGCGACTGTATCTGGACCGGAGCAGGCAAGTCAGGTTGTAGGTGAAATATCTCGTGCTCTTCGTCAACTGGCAAACGACGGCAACTTTACTGATGAGAGTATTGATGCTCTCATGGACGCCGTTCAGAAGAACTACCGCGAGATCGCTGCTGCTCGTAGAGAAGCAGCAGGACCGCTTCGTGGTGCTATTGGCGGTATCAATACAGACACGAAACTAGAGCCTCCTGTCTTTCCTTCTGCCGAAGAGATGACTGCCAAGGCTACTGGCGAGGTCGGCCAAGTTAATGTGGCTGCACAGAGAGCCAATCTGCAAGAGGAGTTCGAGCGCCTCAGTTCTCGAATGTGGGACACAACAATCTCTCCAGAGGAGTTAGCAGCAACTAGGCAACGTATTGCTGAGATAGATGAAATCCTGCGCCCCTCTACAGTTGCAGACCGTGCAGCACAAGAAGTTGCCGCTACAGTACCAGAACATGAACAGGTCGTACTGGAAGAGGTGCGTACTATTGACCAGGCCCTTGCAGACCAATTGAGAGGCGAGATACTTGAACCCGGCCAGTCTGAGGCCCTTCGAGTTCGTCTGCATAATGAGGCAACCTTCTGGGCAGCAGGTAAGCGCGAGTTTGCTGAGAACTATGCATCTGTTCGTGTAGCAGCATCTCAGAATGTACAGAATGCTGCTGCTGGTCTTGAAGAACTAAACCCACAACTTCGTCAAGCGGCAGACTACATGGATGTGCTGAGAGACGGGTTGGAGCGAGACATCTCCCGCTTCCGTGAATACACTATTCGTGGTCCTAATGGTCCATTGCGAGTATCACAGGGTACTGATGCGTCTTATGTCGTTCAGCGATGGAACCAATGGTTCATCATGTATGGAACCAAGTGGAGCGAGTCCGCAAACATGCTACGAGAAGTCAATGAACTCGTGGCGAAGGGAGACTTCGTAGAACTTGCGCGACGACTGGAAGCTAAAGAGTTCCCGAGTTGGCTGGAGTTGTGGCAGAAGGCAGGATTTGAGTTTGACATAGCAGAAGATGGCACTCTGCTGTCTATGCGCTATCCAAAGACAAGTCCTATTCGTCCGATCTACACTAGGGACAGGCGTCCGAATATCCTGCGAGAGTTCTTGCAGTTCAATGGTTCGTCTGACCCGTGGAACTTCAATGTTGCCTTTATGCAAGAACCTGCTGTTAGTGCATCTGCATGGAAGGAACTTCTTGGAACAAAGACGGATGAGGTTGTGCAGGCCGCCGCTGAAGGCGCAGCGATAGTTGCTCCAGTAGCCGATGATGCTGCAACACTTGCACAAGCAGTTGATGCTCGTAAGGTTCCTGACCCAGATGTAGATGAAGCATGGCGAGCAGTTGTTGCACACCCAGAATTAAGACTTAAGTACCCAGCAGCTAAGGGCGGGTTTGAGCCATTCCAAGATTGGGCAAACAGGGAAATCAACAATCTACGTCGTATTGGAACTGCCGATGCTTTGGAGAAGGCCCGCTCCCTGGAGTATCAACTTGTGCGGGCACGTCAGACCTATCGTGCCCTGCTTGTAGAGCGGGGACTGCTGGATGTTGTCGAGATGCCTCTACCTGGAATCAACATGGTGGATGAGGCTACTCGTACCTATCAGAACATGGCAGGCGAGGCTAATCAGGCCGAGGCTTCCTTGGACGATATGATTGACACTTGGCGTACCTATGCCAAGGAACAGGCCAGCACGGGCGGTTGGCGTACTGCCACATTCGATGAAGCACAAGGCAAAACCGCATTGAGTGCTGCCGAAGAGATGTCTGACCTGATTGACAGGGCCATTGTTGTTACCCAGCGCGGAAGTAAATCGGTTGCTGGACTAACAGGATGGGATGAGGCAGGTCGCTTCCTTGGTACAGTATTCGATGGTGCATTGCCTGTAACTAACAAGGTGATGATTGACTACTCTACGCAGAGCAAGTTCCTGCGTACTATGCGTAACTTCTTCCCATTCATTCGTTTTCAGTTGCGATCTATGCCGATGTGGGCGGAGACGGTTGCTTTACATCCAGAGATTTTGGCTTTCTACTTCAAGTATATGCAGGCAAGCAAGCGGTTTGCTTATCAGCGCGGCGCTATTGATGTGACTGGGAATGCTAGGCCATCTTTGGCGGGGTATATACCTATCCCTGGCACGGATACTTGGATAAGCCCGATTGCTCCTATCTCTTTGCGTTATCTGTTCCCACGAGCAGACTACTACGATGACACAGCGAATGAGACCTCTATCTTTGAAGATGTCGTGAACTATATGTCCCAGACCGGACAATTGATGGGCATTAGCCAACACCCGTGGATGGCTTTTGTGTTGTTTGGCTATGGCATTCTAAGTCCGGGCAGGGTAAACCGCTATCCTGCCATACCACAGACCAAACTGATCCCTCCAGTCATTACGCGGGCTTTCATGGAGAACCTGCGACGAATGGGTACATGGGGACAGGCAACAGCGGATATGATTGACCCAGAGTTTGTGGCGTCTGACTATCTAATCGAGCGCAGGGTACTAGTCAACGCATTGAATGCAATCAGCGACTTGGACAGAGATGTTGACTGGAAACGCTGGTATGTATCTAACATCGCCTCCGCTGTCAGCATTGACCAACGATATGCTGAAGGCAATGAGTCGGCTCTAGACTTGTGGGAAAAGGCAAGAGACGAAATTGGTAATGAGGAATATTCTTCTGGGCTTGTCGGCTACTTCACTGGTATCTATGGCAAGGAATTCACTGATGCAGATGCCGAACTAGAGCGCCTGCGCAGAGAAATCAACAGCTTGAGAATGACTTTGAACGACGAGATCGGTGCTGAGGTTCTTGGTCTAGACATGAATGCCGAGAACAGACACCAGTATTATCAGGATCAGAGGTTCAATACGCCCGAGGGCTACCTATACGGACTGCGTTCCCTTATCGGCTGGTCACGAGCACCTGACACGGGAAGGCAACTATTCGGTGAAGAGAGACTACAGAACATTGCTATGCGTGTGAGACAGGAGCAGAAGGTTCAGGCATTCTATGATGATGCTTTGAACCTGCGTAACTCGTTGCAACAGGGCCTTGCGTCTTTGCCCATCGGCGCTGCTGGAGCACTCAAAGAAAAATACTTCCAAGAATATAACGAGGGCATGGCACGTCTCTTTGGCGACGAAGAGACGAGAATGCTTATCAACAAACCGAACGATTACATTGGATACAAGCCTACGTCCCTGGTGTATCAGCAGGCTCGGAATATGTGGTGGGAGACGATACGCAATACTGCACCTGTTCCAGACTTTACTCGTCCTAATGGATATGTAGAGTGGAAAGAGAAGTACGACGCATGGCTTGCCGAGATAACATCTCCACAGAATGTTGCGTTCTTGGTTCGTGATTTAGAAGGCATGTTCACCAGTCTGGAGTGGGCAGATGAAACGAACCGACCCGAAAACATGATGGGATTGCTTGCTGTCGAGACTACCCCAGAAGGGTTTGAGACATGGAAGAAGGAGAATGATAGTGTTCTCCAGGCTATTGAGTATGTTCACGGCAGATACTTCCTTGATGAATACTTCCGAGGCATTGAGGGTAAGAATGTAGACGAGTCAACTCTATTCAAGCGGTTCTTCGACCGCAAGTATCCGGAGGGTGCAACCGACGAGAACTACATTGAATGGATACAGAAGGAGTATGGCGACAGGTTTAGCGACGGGCAAATCATTGCTGCTGTTCATGGTCGCCCTCGGACAACTCCAGAAGAGAGACAGGAACAGGGGGCTGGCCCGTTGAAGCCTGTGTTGAATAGCATCTTTGAGGAGTTGTCTGGGATTGCTCCTGGCACAGAGTACGGCGACTTCTTGGATGCCTACCGCTCTGTTGGTGGCAGGGAAGGTGACATTGATGTTGTCTATAACCCGATTACCGGCCAAGGAACTAAAGTAATTGACTTCCCAAGCGACAAGAGCAAGGAATGGGCAGACGATGTTTTGGCAAAGATCAGAGAGGCAAAGCGCATTATGGGGCTGGACAATATCTCCGATGCCGAACTGAAGGATCGTGGTGATGCTCGTAACCTGAACGACACCTTCCGTGCATCTGTTGAGCAGACTCTAGGTGATGACTTCTATACGCTGTATGGATACTACAATGGCCTAAGTCTGAGTGAGCAGTCCGCCTTCCGCAAGAGCAGTAAGGAAGACTATGCTCGTATTGAAGAGTACAGAAAGATGCGGGATGCCTATGCGGAACAGAACCCACTCTGGGCTAAGTATTATGTTGAGGCAGATAAGAAATCAACCTCTGGTGGGGGAGGTGGTGGAGGTCGTGCTGGAGGTGGTACTGGCGCTGCTCGTAGCCGTGCTGCTGTACCACCTGGCGGCTTTGCATCTCCTGGCCTACGATCTACCTTAGATGCCCGCTATCTTGCGCCACATAATCTAGGACGTGCTGGAACCACGCGTGCCCCAGTATGGCCGAGATGGTTGTTGGAAAAGATAGGGGAAGTTATGGCACAGGAAGTTGCGGCCCTGGTTGAGGATGGAACTGTTTTGCCGCCCCAAGTCGAGGAATATCTAAAAAATCTTGCCGCCCGAAACAATGATGCTAGGCTGACAATCGAACCTACCTTGGTATTGAATGAAAAGGCAAAGGTGCTGGCTACTCCGCTAGTTCGATTGACGAACGATCAAACTAGGCCAAGTTAATGGCTTAATTCCCCCTTTACATGACTATGGCACTAGAGACATAAATGCACTAGAATGCTAACATAATACAATCGCACTTGGAGGTGCAGAATGCCTGACCCACTGCCCTCTGGTTCGCCACAGGCCGGACCTGTAGCCCCTACAGCACCCGTGCCCGCAGGACCTTCCCCGGAAGCAACCCCGCAGCAACCAGTAGGTACCACGCAGGTCGAGATTGATGTTCTGAAGGCACAGTTAGAGGCCGAGAACAAGCGCAACATCTCGCGGCTCCAGTCTTCTCTGATGTCCCAGCAAGAGACGAACAAGCGTCAATGGGAAACTGAAAGAGAAGAGTACGAGCGTAAACTTGCCGAGTCTTACATGAGCGGCATGGATGAGAAAGAGCGCGGCGAGTACGAGAGAGATTTGCTTCGCAATCGTCTAGCAACGATGGAGCAGAAACTCTCCGTATCGGAGACCGAAAAGCAGCAGACCGCTTCTATGGTTCAATCTGCTGCCTGGTTCATGCAGATGGGTGTAAAGCCCGACACATTGGACTGGTCAACTCCCGAGTCTCTAGCACAAACAGGAACAGAGGCGCTTCAAGCGCATGTGAAGAGTATGGAGCAGCGATTGGCTGAATTTGCCAACAAGCCCGCTCCGGCAACTCACACTCCTGCAACGCCTTCGCAGCCCGCTGCTACTCCAACGCCGGTTGTCACAACTAATACCGGAACCCCATCTACTGTTTCGACCTTCGAGGATATTCGTCGTGGGTTGCAAGAGCAGTTGGGCAAGCCTGTAACCGATGAAGACGTATTCAAGTACGCAGAGCGTTCTCCATCAGTCAGGACCAAACTAAATGAACTGGCTCAGGCGGAAGCGGAGAGGCGAGCTTTGGCTCGCGGGGCGTAAATCCCACTCACGCCATTTCCGCTGCCTGACAAGGAATAGGAAATGGCATCCTTCAACACTACTGATCTAAGCAACGCCATCATCACACTGAATGAGAAGCGCCTGCTTACGCGTGCCCAGCCGCGTCTGATCCACGGACGCTGGGCTGAAATCGCAGAGTACAAGGGCTACAATATCTACTCGATGAGGCGCTATGCCCAACTGTCAGCGGCTACTACCGCTCTAGGTGAAGGCACGACCCCCGCTGAGACCACTGTAGCCAACCCAACCACTGTCACAATCACTCCTTCTGCCTATGGCTCGTGGATGGCCTTCACTGACCGTCACGACCTTACCTCCTTCGATCCTGTCATCGCAACGATGTCTGGATTGCTTGGAGATCAGGCGGGCTTGACTGTTGACACAATCGTCCGCAACACGCTGACCGCGAACGCGACTGCCGACTACTCTGGCGCTGCCACAACCCGTGCAACGCTGGATGTCATGAACGACAAGATTGCTTTCGTTGACTGGATTCAGAACTACGTCGAACTGTTGGCTGCAAACGCCCGCAAGATCGACGGCATGTTCAAGTGCATTGCCCACCCATATACCCTAGAAGCATTCTTCACCGATCCGACGTTCTCCGCATTCATCTCTCGCTCGGCTCCTGAGTCGATGAGGAATGGATTGTTGGGCACGATCTTGGACTGCGAACTGTTCATCTCTTCAAACTCTCGTGTCTATGTAGATGCGGGCCAGAACTCAACCGAAGATGTGTACACCATGCTGTTCATCGGTGCCGAATCTCACGGTGTAGCAGGGTTCATGGGGCAGATGCCTAACCTTCAGATCGACGGTGCCGGACCAGAGGGCGAAAACCTGACGGGCCAGGACAAAAAGCCGGTTGAACTCATCATGTACGATTTGGGTGAGACTGGTTTCGATCCGTTGAAGCAGCGCGGAACTGTTGGTTGGAAGGTATACCACGGCGAAGCAGTGCTCAACGCAAACTGGATACGCTGTCTTGAGCACGTAAATAGTTTTAGTTAGATATTTCACAATCTCGTGAAATATAGAACTTTACCAACTGAATGTGTTATTCGACGGGCCGGAACTGTCGAGCACGTAGCACATTTAGAGCACTTTGTCAATACTCTTACGAGATCGGTTCTTTGTACCTTGCCCTTTGGCGAACTGATCCGCAAGCAAATAAGGATAATGAAATATGGCAACTGATAACAGGGCCAGCAGCCTCTTGCCGAAGGTTGGTGAGTTTGATGTATGGCCTCGCGCACTAAAGATCGAC